TAGTCATCTTATGGCTATTGCTCCCAATGCTTCTTCTTCCATTCTCATGGGCAATACTAGTCCTAGCATTGAACCTTATCGTGCCAATGCTTATCGCCAGGACACTCTATCGGGTTCTCACTTAAACAAGAATCGATACTTGGATAAGATTATCCAAAGTGAAGCGGAGAAACATAATGAAGGATGGGCAGACGAAGTATGGCGTTCGATTATTGCGAATGATGGTTCGGTTCAGCACTTGGATTGGATGGACGACTGGACAAAAGATGTTTTCAAAACGTCTATGGAAATTGACCAGCGTTGGGTCGTTCAGCATGCCGCAGACAGGCAAGTATATGTAGACCAAGCACAGTCACTGAATGTGTTCTTCCGTCCAGATTCTCATATCAAATATATTCATGCTGTTCACTTTATGGCATGGAAGACTGGTTTGAAAACAATGTATTATTGCCGTTCTGATAAAATCGCAAAAGCAGATAAAGTTGCGAAAAAGATCGAGCGTGAAGTTATTAAAGAAATTGATCTTCATGCTATGACTACTGATGAAGGTGCATGTTTAGCTTGCGAGGGATAAAATGGACGCATATGATCTTGGTAACAAAATCTCTAAATACTGGGCTGCATTATTTCCAAAGGATACCGCCAGTATGACAAAGTCAAAGGTTCCAATAAAGGTTATGGTGCATACTAGCGAAGGAATGAGACAAGTTGTCGGTGCTCATATCGTTGACGATTACATACAACTAGAATTAGATAAGGAATAAGAATGATTAAGAAAACATCTAGAATGACAGATGAAAGAACGTACTTTAAACCATTTAATTATCCATGGGCATATGAAGCGTGGTTAAAACACGAGCAAGCGCATTGGCTACATACTGAAGTGCCAATGGCAGAAGATGTTAAAGACTGGAAGAAAAAATTAACCAAAGACGAAAAAGAATTCCTAACTAATATCTTTCGTTTTTTTACACAAGGTGATATTGATGTAGCTGGTGGATATGTTAAGAATTATTTGCCATATTTTCCGCAACCAGAAATCCGTATGATGCTTTCTGGTTTTGCAGCACGTGAGGCACTACACATTGCTGCTTATAGTCACTTGATTGAAACACTTGGTCTACCAGAAACTACCTACAACCAGTTTTTAGAGTATCAAGCGATGCGTGACAAGCATGATTATGTTCTTGAATTAGCATCACAAAATTCTACCAAAGAAAACACGGCAACACACATTGCTGTATTTTCTGCCTTCACTGAAGGTATGCAACTGTTTTCATCATTCATTATGCTATTGAATTTTCCACGTCATGGATTGATGAAAGGTATGGGACAGATTGTTACTTGGTCTATTGTCGATGAGACAATGCATGCTGAAAACATGATGAAGTTGTTTAAAGAATTCGTTAAGGAAAATCCAGAAATTTGGAATGATGAATTAAAAGGCAGAATCTATACAATTGCTGAGAAGATGGTTCAGCTAGAGGACAAATTTATTGATCTAGCTTTTGCCAATGGTGATATGCGTGATCTAAAATCTGAAGATGTAAAAGAGTATATCCGTTATATCGCAGATCGTCGCCTAATTGGTCTTGGTATGAAGGGTATCTTTAAACGCAAAAAGAATCCACTACCATGGGTTGAAGAAATGATCAATGCGCCAGTCCATGGTAACTTCTTTGAGAATCGTGTCACTGATTATGCCAAAGGTGCATTGTCTGGTAGTTGGGACGATGTTTGGGGTAAGGCTGCGTAATGGCAACTAAATACTTTGAGTGTACAGAATGTGGAGCGAGAGGAAAGATCACTCTCAAAGGAGATGACCACAGCACCGAAGATTGTGTTTATTGCCCAGTTTGTTCGGCTGACATCTACGAAGAAGAGGATCTAGACGATGAAGAATGAGTTGGTATTACAACAATCAAGAAGTAACAGAATTACCTGAAGACTGTGTTGGCTTTGTTTATTTGATCGTAAACAAAGCCACTTGTCGTATGTATATCGGCAAGAAACTAGCTAAATTCTCAAGAACGACTTACAAAACAGTCAAACTAAAAAATGGCACCAAAAAGAAAAAGAAAATTAGAGGTAAAGTAGACTCTGATTGGCTAGAGTACTATGGTTCTTCTAACGAACTAAATAAAGATGTAGCATCTCTTGGTAAGGAAAACTTTACCCGAGAGATTTTGTTTTTCTGCAAATCAAAAGCAGAGTGCTCATACATCGAAGCACGAGAACAATTCGCAAGAAAGGTACTTGAGTCTAATGACTACTACAATAATAACATTATGTGTCGTATTCATGGATCTCACATTCTAAACAAACTATGACTTATTTACTGTTTGCTGTAGCATTGTCATTATCTGCTGTCGCTGCATACTATGCAGTGATGGGGTTAATTGCAATTTTTGCAGCATCAGTTATCCCGATTGCCATAATGGGAACTTTGTTGGAAGCAGCAAAACTCACTGTGGCATCATGGCTTTATCGTTCTTGGAAAGAAGTCCCAAGATTGATGAAGACATACTTCACGATCGCCCTAATTGTTTTAATGTTACTCACTTCGATGGGCATCTTCGGTTTCTTATCAAAGGCACACTTAGACCAAGCAATTCCTACTGGAGATGTGCAGTCTAAATTAGCACTAATTGATGAGAAAATTAAAACAGAAAAGGAAAATATAAATGCAAGTCGTAAAGAACTTTCTCAACTCGATGCTCAAGTGGACCAAACCATCTCAAGAACAACTGAAGCCAGTGGAGCAGAGCGAGCCATTGCCATCCGTAGAGGACAGCAAAAAGATAGAGCCAGAATCCTCAACGAAATCGGTGCAGCGCAAACCAAGATCGCCAAACTCAACGAAGAACGTGCGCCAATCGCAGCCGAAGTCCGCAAAGTCGAAGCAGAAGTTGGACCAATAAAATACATAGCAGCATTAATTTATGGTGATAATCCAGAAACAGATGTGCTTGAAAAAGCAGTTCGCTGGGTTATCATCATGATTGTGCTTGTGTTTGATCCATTAGCTGTTCTTATGCTAGTTGCTGCTAACTGGCAATTTAAGAAAGAAAGAGATATACAAAATGAGCAAGTGCCCAACGTGTCCACCGACACCACAACAAGTTCCAGACCAAGCGAAGATTCCACCTCTAAAGAAATAATAGGACTACATGACAATATTCATCTAGAAGAAGCTGTTAATGTTTCTAATAATGATATTGAAATACCAGAAATTGAATTAGATGATTCAACAAAAGAAAGTAAAGACTGGGAACCAGAACTTTATAAACGTCTACATGTTGTTAGTCCAACACAACCAAAAACACAATCCTTTTTAAACAAAGTCAGATCTTTTTTATCGCCAGAAAAAACGATAGAAAAAGAAGTTGAAGAGTTACAAACCAAAGATCCTAAATAACTTTATACGGAATGTTCCGTATGATGTAAATGTTTTTCAAATAGCAAAATAGGAACAAAAATGGATAAAAAGTTACTCCTAGGGGTGCTTTTTGTCATGGTTTCATCTCCGACATGGGCAGTAGACCCAATTGTCACTGATTCGACTAGTAGATCTTATTCTGAGACTACTAACAATAGCACTACGACAGTAAAATCACCGCCACCAACAGCTGTGGCACCTGCAATAACAACCATTAATAACGATGTTTGCGCAACGGCAGCATCAGGAGCAGTACAAACTCAAATTCTTGGTATCTCTATGGGTGGCACCACAAGAGATATGAATTGCGAAAGAATCAAATTATCTAAAAATCTATATGACATGGGTATGAAGGTAGCTGCAGTTGCTACACTATGCCAAGATGATCGTGTATTTAAAGCAATGTTAGATGCTGGTACACCATGTCCAATTCAAGGTAAAATTGGTGAGCAAGCCAAAGAACTTTGGATTGTAAAAGGACGTATCAAAGACGAAGACATTGTTCAGTTGCCAGAAAAGAAAAAAGAAGAACCAATTAGAGAATCTGGCGAAAAGAAATGAAAAAAATAGTTGCGATAGTGTTACTAACTCTGTGTGGTTTTGCTATCGCACAGAGTGGCACATCGCCAAATTTAGTTTATTCAACATCTAATCCATATCAAGGACCAGCTGGATCAGTTTCTCCTGGAACATGGAGTGGATTCACAACTAGTACTACTACTGGCGGTGGCTTTGTTGGCGGTAATACACCTGCATATAATACTAGTACAGATACATTTTATTTTGGCTACACGCTTTCTACTATTGCATATACATATGCTTTTAGTCAAGCACTGCAAAATAGTGGTATGAGTATTCTTGGTTATAATTATGGATGGAGTTATTTGAATGAAGCACCTTATGATGGTACACTAACAGCTAATGTAAATTTCTCTTCTGTTGGTGGCACGTCATTACATAATAAAGCATGGACACTTGGACCAACATCTGGATGGCAAATTATTAGTGGGACAGAAACTTTCACTAATGGATTATTAGCATCTAATATCTCTAATTTTTCATTAAGTTTTACTGGCAAAGATTCTCGTTTTTGGGCTGGATATTATGGACCACAAGTTAAAAACCCATCAATATCTTTAAATTATACAATTGATGTTTGTCAATCTAATCCACTATCTTCGCCAAGCTGTCCAGGTTATGCTGCTGCTTATTTAACTCAACAGTGTACTGCTAATCCATTATTTGATCCAAGCTGTCCAGGTTATGCTGCTGCTTATTTAACTCAACAGTGCACTGCTAATCCATTATTTGATCCAAGCTGTCCAGGTTATGCTGTAGCATACTTGAACTATCAGTGCTCTATTAATCCTCTTTATAATACATCTTGCGCAGGATATGATCAAGCGTACTTTACACAACAATGTAATTTAAATGGTTTATATTCTAAAGAGTGTCCTAATTATGCAGAAGCATACGCTAAAAAGATGTTATTAGAACAACAAGGAATAGCTGGAACCGTAGCTACAGCTGGTGTTATTGCACAAACCGCACCGAAAGAAGCAACAACATCAATTAATTCAGACGGAACAGTATCAACAACTGTTTCTAAAACAGGTGATAGTAATGTTGAGAAAGTTATATCTACTCCAACTACTTCAACAAACTCAGCAGCAGCGCCAGCTGCTCCTATTCAACTTGCTCCACAGCCACAAAATCCTGCTGGTCCACAACAACAAGCAGAAAAGAGATCTGAAGGTGGCACAGAAAGACAGAATGCTAATGCAGAGAAACAAGGTGGTCAACAACCACAACAAGCTAAGAGTGATGATAAGCAGCAACCCACTGCACGTCAACAATTAGCGGAGCGTAGAGCAGAAGCAGCGAAAAAAGAAGCTGTTGATAAGGGTAAAAATTTAGCAAATGAGATGGGTAAAGTAGCAGACATGGAAGCCCAAAAAGCAGTACAAAATGTAGTAATAGCTGCTATGGGATATACTCCAGGTTTTGATGCATATGGTAGATTGCTTGTTCCAGATGCAGTAGGGTATAAACCATACACTGTTTACAACAATCAAAAAACTGTAGACAATGCTAGATTAGGGCGTGGACTTTTTGGTCCAACAGACAGATTACATAATGATATGGTTGCACAACAATATAGATAGGAGTCATTATGGCAGACAATGAAATTGACTTAAATCAAGATGGTAAAATTAGTCGTCAAGAGGAAGATGTTTACGAGCAAAAAGCAGTAAATCGTAGAAGAATGGCATGGGTTGCACTACTGGCACTTGTCGCTTCTGGTTTTAGTATGATGTTTTTGATTCCAGAGACTAGACTAAAAACTTTAGATGGGTTGCTAGAAATATATTGGATAGGGTTGTCTAGCATCGTCGGTGCTTATGTTGGTATTTCAACATGGATGTCTAAAAAATGACATTATTGTTTGAATCGTTTATGGTCTTTTATTTGCTAGAGATCATGGTTTTATTATCAGTATACTTTTTCACAAATAGAGAAAGTAAAGTGGATGAGGTGGTGATCAAAAAAGAAACAAATAATACACCATTAGTATCTGACATTATAAAAATGAGATCATTACAAAAACAATTAGAAAGACAAACTTAAGGAACAAAGATGGCAGAAGAAATTAAAGACGTCAATAAAAAGATTGATGAAGCACAAGCAGCAGTTAAAAAATATGCAAGCGCAGACACAGTTATTAGTATCGGTGGATATGAGTTCACACCAGCTAAACTGATGGTAGCTTTCACGCTAGTTTCCTCTATTCTGGGTGGTCTGTATGGCGCATTCGAAGTCTACAAAGATTACCAGAGCATGAAAAAACGTATTGCAGAATACGTTGCACCAGATCTATCTGAACTAAATAAGAAAATGGAAATTACTATGCAGAATTCTGAGAAATCTGTA